CGTGGTATAATAATACAATGGAAACGCAAAACAAAACGACACTAGAAATGGTCAACGGTCTCTCAGAGATTGCTGACTTTATGAATGATGAAGAGTTAACAGAAGCACTAACCTTTATTGCTAAGCTCATTATTAAGCCAGACATTCCGCTAAACGTTGCAACGGTAGAAATCGTAAGACTACAGGCAATTGCTGCAAAGATGGCATTCAAGGCTACTTGGATGGTAAACGTAGAAAAAGGAAACAGGGAGAAGAAGAACATCTACTTCACGGCACACGAAGCGATTACTGATCTCGTGTCCGCACTAAAGTACATTGTTCGATAATCATCATGGCTAAAAATCTACTACAGCAAGTAATGCTAAAGGCATCTGAAGAAAAGGCTATTGCATCAAAGCCATCGTTTATTGACAAAGAAGCTTTGATTGCAAAGATTAACTCTGGCTACACTGTAAATCGTGTAGCAAAGTTTCAGCAAAAGAAGACATTTGCACCAAGCACTATTGCATATTCTCACGGAGAGTGCCCTCGCTACTGGTATCTAGCCTTCGAGGGTGCAATCTTTGAGGACAATGCAGACGCATATGGTGCTGCAAATATGACTGCTGGTACAAAGTCTCACGATCGTATCCAGGAAGCTATGGGCAATGTTCCAAACTTCCTAATCGATTCAGAGTTCAAAGTAACCTACAACGATCCACCGATCTTTGGTTATGGCGACGTTTTGCTCAACTGGGAAGATTCCCCATTGCTTGGAGAAATCAAGACAATGCCGAATGACGCATTTGAGTATAGAAAAATTGCAGGTAAGCCTAAACTAGGACACTTAGTTCAGCTGCTTATCTACATGAAGATTCGCAATACAAACAGGGCTGTTCTTATCTATGAGAATAAGAACAATCACGATTTGCTTATCTTCCCTATTGAGTTAAATCAATACATGTATGAGTGGGTAGAGAACACATTTGAGTGGATGCGAGAGGTTCGAAAGGCATGGGAGACTAAACAGCTTCCTACCAAGAACTATCGTAGCAACTCAAAGATTTGCAAGACGTGTCCGATTAGGGAAGCTTGCAACAATGCTGGTTCTGGAGAGATCAAGATTAAATCTTTGGAGCCACTAGATGAAAAACAAGCATTGTGAATGGTGTGACAACCAGTTCAAGCCAGCAGTCTCTTATCAAATCTACTGCTCTGCTGAATGCAGACAGTTAGCAACTAGAGAAAAGATTGCAGAGAAGTATAACCAAATTCGTCGTAGCAGAAGGATTGGTAAGGTTCGTCAGTGTAAAAGCTGCGGTACCAATCTTTCTGTTTACAACGATGATCAGATCTGCAATACATGCTCAATAAACCCTATTGACGTTAGCAAAGCACTTAGAGATATTAAGGGGATAGCTAATGGTAAATCTGAGTAAGTTTACAAATCAACCCAAGACAATTATGGCAATTGATGCCAGTACAAACAGCCTAGCGTTTTCTATCTTTGTTGATGGGGAGCTTGCTTCATATGGCAAGATAAACTTTACTGGTCTTACGGCATACGAAAAGGTCATTGATGCCTGCAGAAAGGTTCTGGGACTGTTTAAGGTCTATGATGATATCCAGGTAGACGCAATTGTAATTGAACACACTGTATTTATCAACAGTCCAAAGACTGCTGCAGACCTTGCACTAGTTCAGGGTGGACTGCTTGGTGCTGCAGGAGTATCTGGGGTAAAGCAAATTAGATCAGTGGCACCAATTACATGGCAAAACTTCATAGGCAATAAAAAGCTAAGCAAAGAAGAGCAGCTTTCTATCAGAAAGCAAGCTCCAGGCAAGTCTGACTCCTGGTACAAGTCTTACGAAAGACAACTGAGAAAAGAAAAGACAATTCATTTTATTGATGTTCAGTATGGTATTCAGCTATCAGACAACGACATCTCAGATGCTATTGCAATTGGGCACTATGCTGTGAAAAACTGGGAAAGGTTGACAAAGTAAATCATGGCTGCTAAACTGTATACCTCAGAAGCTTGGTTAAAGAAACGCTATCACTTTGACAAGAAGACTCCAGAGCAGATTGCAAAAGAGTGCGGTACTAGCGTTGAGACAATTTATGTATATTTGGCAAAATTTGGATTAAGGAAATCTAAGAGATAATATGAAGAAAAGTATGATTGATGAAGCACTGGCATTTGATGACATTTTGCTGGTTCCACAACACTCAAGCATTGTAAGTCGTAAGAATGTTAGCCTTAGAACTGATATTGGAAATATCATTCTAGAGACTCCAATCATTGCTGCACCAATGGATACTGTGTGCGAAACGGAAATGGCTGTTAAGATTGCTCAGCTAGGTGGTCTTGGAGTGCTGCATCGCTATATGCCAGTAGAAGCACAGGCACGTATGCTTCAGGATGTAATTGCTCTTGGTTCAGCTGCATTTGTTTCTATTGGAGCCACTGGAAGCTTCCTAGACGATGCCAGGGTACTTGTTAGGGCTGGTGCTAATGCAATCCTTGTAGATACTGCTAATGGTCATAGTGACTATGCTATTAATGCAGTCAAGGCTTTGCGACAGGAGTTTGGAAGCGACATTCATATCATGTCTGGAAATATTGCAACTGCAGATGGCTATGCAAGACTTGCAGATGCAGGCACTGACTCTGTTCGTGTCGGTATTGGTGGTGGATCAGTATGCACTACACGTATTGTAAGTGGACACGGTGTGCCAACTCTAGCGTCTATCCTTGATATTAGGTCAGTATTCCCATATGGAGATGGTCCTGCAATCATTGCTGATGGTGGAATTAGAAACTCTGGAGATGCTGCTAAGGCGTTGGCTGCAGGTGCTAATGCTGTTATGCTTGGTGGAGCTTTGGCTGGTACCGATGAATCTCCTGGAGAAATCATTGAAGGTAATCGCAAGCTGTTCCGTGGTATGGCATCCTACGAGGCACAGAAGGATGGACGAGGGTCTGTGTCTGGTGTAGAGGGTATTTCTACCACGGTACCATGTAAGGGTCCTGCAGAGCATGTTATCAATGACTTTAAGTCTGGTATTGCAAGTGCTATGTCGTACACTGGAGTTGACAACCTGAAAGACTTTGCGTATAATAGTATGTACATCACAATTACAAATTCTGGACTTGCTGAGAGCAAGCCACACGGAAAGGCGTAGAATGGCACGTAAACCAAAGTATGAGCAACCAGAAATTGCAAAGAAGTTTGTTCGTGAGTCCAGTTTTGTCCTAGATGGTTTTGAAATTAATCATGGAGAGACTATCAAGATCCGTGGCGAGTTTGGCTCTAAGTTTAAGTTTCAGTATCTAGTTACTAACACTGAGACTGGTGCACAGTGGATTGATTGCTTTGAGATCATTGGTGGCGTACCATCTGTATTCCGATCATTCAAGCTAGACCGCATCAAGCGAGTACCAAAGCGAGGAAAGAGAGCTAAGCGTGTCGTTTGAAGACCTAACAGTAGAACACCTTGATGAAGTAAACAAGGTAGTAGAAAAGTATCTGGCAGGTAGTGAGCCTACCCAGATTTCTAAAGAGCTTGCCATGCCACGACAAAAGGTTGTGGCTTATATTAACGAGTGGCGTTCAATGGCTGCAGACAATGCAGCAATTCGTGCACGTGCCAAGGAAGCTTTGGTGGGTGCAGACACTCACTATACCAAGCTAATTAGCAAAGCATACGAGGTCATTGACGACGCAACCACAACCGCCAATCTAACTGCTAAAACTGCAGGTATTAAGCTAGTGATGGACCTAGAGTCTAAGCGTATTGATATGCTTCAGAAGGCTGGTCTCTTGGAGAATAAGGAACTAGCAGAAGAGATGGTCGAGATTGAGCGTAAGCAAGATATCCTTGTCGGTATCTTGAAGGACATAGCATCAGAGTATCCACAAATTAGAGACGAGATTATGCGTAGGCTATCTGCAGTCTCTAAGGAAAAAGAAGTAATCACTGTGGTGGTCAATAACGATGTTTGATGATTTCCTGGATGCCCTCAAGTCTGATGTATTTGCAGAGAGACCTGTAGATGCTAAGACGTTTGTTGAGGGCGAAGACTATCTAGCCCAGCCACCTCTGTCTCAAGTGCAGTACGACATTGTCGAAGCAATGAGCCAGATCTACAAGCTGGAAGATGTCATCGAGTTGATGGGGGATACAGATGGTAGACAGTACTACAACAAATACACCAAGAATGAAGTCATCCTTCAGCTTGGCAAGGGGTCTGGAAAAGACTTTACATCTACTGTGGCATGTGCCTATATCGTATATAAGCTACTTTGTCTTAAAGATCCTGCACGGTATTTTGGTAAACCTAGTGGCGATGCCATTGATATCATTAACGTTGCAATTAACGCACAACAGGCGAAGAACGTATTCTTTAAAGGCTTTAAGACTAAGATTGAGAAATCGCCTTGGTTTGCTGGAAAGTTCTATGCAAAAGCCGAATCAATTGAGTTTGATAAATCTATCACAGTATACTCAGGTCACTCGGAGCGAGAGTCTCACGAGGGTCTTAACCTTATCCTTGCAGTACTTGACGAGATCTCTGGATTTGCTACAGAGATTGGAACAGGAAATGATCAGGGTAAGACTGCAGATAACATCTATAAAGCCTTCCGTGCATCAGTAGACTCACGTTTCCCAGACCTAGGAAAGGTAGCACTGCTATCCTTCCCACGTTTCCCTGGAGACTTTATCTCTACTAGATATGATGCAGTCATTGCTGAGAAGGAGGTAGTCACTAAAACTCATAGATTTATTATGAATCCAGAGCTACCTGCTGACCAAGAGGGTAACTATCTAGATATTGAGTGGGATGAAGACACTGTCGTTTCATATAAGTATCCAGGTATGTTTGCTCTTAAGCGTCCTACATGGGTAGTTAACCCTACTCGTAAGATTGATGACTTTAAGCTTGCATTCTTTACCGACATGGGTGATGCCATGCAGCGTTTTGCATGTGTGCCAACATTCTCCTCAGATAGATTCTTTAAGCAAACAGAGAAGCTTAGAGCAACAATGACTATTCGCAATCCTCTAGATTCTCACAGAAGGTTTGATGCTACATTTACTCCAGATCCAAATAAAAAGTATTTTGTACATGCTGACCTTGCACAGAAGCACGACAAATGTGCCGTTGCTATTGCTCACGTAGAAAAATGGGTAAACATTCAGGTACTTAAGGATTACCAACAGGTAGCACCAGTAGTCGTTGTAGATGCTGTAGCCTGGTGGGAGCCAAAGATTGAGGGACCTGTAAATCTATCAGAGGTTAAACAGTGGATTCAAAATCTACGCAGACAAGGATTTGATATCGGTATGGTATCATTTGACCGCTGGCAATCATTCGATATTCAGAATGAGCTAAAAGCGGTAGGCATGAGAACTGAAACAGTCTCAGTAGCAAAAAAACACTATGAAGACATGGCTATGCTTGTATATGAAGAGCGACTAGCTATGCCTATGATTGATTTGCTTTTTGAGGAGCTGTCAGAACTTAAAATCATGAAGGGTAATCGTGTAGACCACCCTAGAAAGTCATCGAAAGACTTGGCAGACGCTGTTTGCGGAGCAGTCTTCGGTGCAATTTCTCACACACCAAGGGATCAAAACCTTGAAGTAGAAATTCACACATTCAGAGATAGACCAAAGGTTGAAGAAACATTTGACAAGAATGCCTCTAATGTGATAAGCTATAAGCCTATGCCAAAAGACGTTCAAGATTATTTGGCTAGGTTCGATCTAATCTAGAAAAAACAAGGAGAAACAAAATATGACTTCTATTAAGAAGCCCTTTATTGCCGTTGCTGCTGCAGTCGCACTTGCTGCTACTACTTTTGTAGCCCCAGCTAGTGCTGCTACAGCAACCCTAACGGTAAACGCAACTACTGTTGCAACCGCACCAACTACTGCTGCTAATGCGGTAGCACTTCCTGTACCTGCAGACAACACTGTAGATGCAACTGATGCTCTTAAGATTGCTCTTACTGGTGTCGCAACTGGTAGCAACGTAGTAGCAACCGCTACTGACGCTTTGCTTCTTACAAGCTTGACTGGTGCAACTGCTGCATCTGGTTCTGCATCTGTAACCATCGCAACTGGCACTGGGACCACTGCAGACATCTTCGTATTCACTAAGACTACTAAGACTGGCTCTGTTGCCGTTACCGCCGATGGCGTAACTACTACCTACTATGTCAAGGGTACTGCTGGTGCTCTTAACAACATTAAGGTAGATGCACCAACTGCTGCTCTTGGCACAACCGCTAAGGTAACTGTTACTGGTACTGACGTATTTGGTAACGCTGTTTCTGGTTCTGCTGTAGCACTTCAGGTAATCTCTGCAACTGCAACTACTACCCATGCAATCACCACTTCGGCTGAGGGTACTGCAGTTAAGGAGCTGACTGGCTTGACCGTAGGCTCGTATGACCTTATTGCAACTGCTACTGTAGCAACTGCCGTTACTGGTCTTACTGTCCCTACTGGCTTTGTCCGTGGTACTCTTAAGGTTGTAGACCTTGCTGCTCTTGTAGCAGAGAAGGATGCTGAGCTTGCTGTAGCAAAGGGTAAGGTAACCGCTTTGGAGACTCAGGTAGCTGATCTCACTGCAAAGCTTGCCCTTGCAGAGGCTAAGGCAAACGGCAACAAGGCTAAGTACAACCAGCTTGCTAAGCGTTGGAATGCCAAGTTCCCAAAGAACAAGGTTGCCCTGCTTAAGTAAGTATGGTAAAATAGTAGAGGGAGAGGGTTTCGGCTCTCTCCCTTTTCTGTCCCCATTTTAAAAAAGGAGTTAAAATAGATGTCACTAGATATTGTATACTTCTCCAATTATTCAGGGAACACTAAACGATTTGTAGAAAAGATTAATTATGGACTTGGTAATGTTATTCGCATTCCTATCAGTGGGGATGGCAGTGATCCTCTTATTGTCACTA